GACTGTTTGAAGTAATAACATAAACTTCATCACTATTAGCAACAGATGAAACTTGTAATCTCTTAGTTAGATTTGCTACTAAAGTAATCTTAAGAACAGCAGTTAAGTTTGTAATTTGTGCTGTAGTATATGCAGCGTTGAATGAAATATCAGAAGAAGTAATGAATACAACAGATCCAACAATAAATGGTGATCCAGCAGATACTTCATCAATCCTGATAGAATAATCAATATCACTATGAGGTTTAAATTTAGCAAGTTCATCTAAGTTATTAGAACCACCCTCAGGATGATTGTAATCATTCAAATTAATATCAAATGTACCAGGTGTTGTATTATTAATTTGAGGGAAAGTATATCCTACAATTTCATTAACATCGTTAGGAATAGGACCAACAATACCATAAGAAGATTGCTCACTAAACTGTTCAGTAACTAACAGACCAGTATTTGTATCATTACTCCACG